CAGGCAGTGTCTTGATGACTGGCGCAAAGCATACGCCTGCCAGTAAAATTTTGTCGCATACTCCGCCAAAGAAAAATAAGTAAAGTGGTAAAAACATGGCTGGACAACAAGAGCAATCTATAACAAATTACGTTTTTAACAGTTTGGTGGAAAACGGTGTTCCACAAGAGACTGCACGAACGATGGCGCTGTACGCTGTTGGTCTAGGCCCGGCATACATGGCAAGCAAGATGGCAAAAGGCGCTCTTGATGTTGTAGGCTTGGCTCAAGACGCTTACGGCGCAATGACTGGAGACCCTAATCTTGTGCATAAGGCATACTACGGTCAAGCGCCAATGGTTAACTATTCTGATGTTGCTCAGTACACTGTTGACGATACAGCAGAAATTCCAAACACAAGTGCGCCAGTAATTTCTTCAATGGGGACTGGTTTTAGAAACGACCCTAAAAAAGGGTATTTTAATGTCGAGATGGGCGCTAATCCAAGGCCGCAACGACAAGTGTATGCTCCACCGTTAGGCCGACCTACCATCCCAGACGAAATGATGCCTCCAGCATTGCCGCCGCCAAACCCGTTTTACGAGTTGCGGAAACAGGAAGAGTTGAAAAAAGAACGGGAACAGCGAGAATCCACAGGGCTTTTAAACTTATTGAGTAGCAGATAATGGCAATAACAAACTACACGAACCTGCAAACAACTATCGCAGACACGCTAAACCGAGACGACCTGACATCGGTTATCCCAACGTTTGTGTCGCTTGCAGAGTCTCAAATGAGCCGTGATGTCCGTCATTGGCGCATGGAGACCCGCTCAAGCGGCCAACAAAGCGCTGGTGACGCCTATATGCAAGTCCCTGCTGACTGGGTGGAGACGGTGCGATTCAGCGTTACAGACGGCGGTACGTCGCCCATAGCGCTGGTTGACTCGACCACTATGGCAGAGCAACGCGCAATTAACAGCGACCAGTACGGCACACCAGCCTCTTACACACTGGAGGCTGGACAGTTTCATTTGTACCCAACGCCAATTGCAGAGACTAACGTTGAGTTGATCTACATTGCAAAAGTGCCTGACTTGGCGACCAACAGCACCAACTGGTTGCTTTCTTATGCGCCAGACGTTTATCTGTACGGCTCACTGCTACATTCAGCGCCATATCTGCAAGACGACGCACGGGTTGCTGTGTGGGCGCAGTTGTATTCTGCTGGTGTTACACGGCTAAATGAAACATCCGCCAAGGCTAAGTCAAGCGGTAGCAATCTGAAACTCAAAGTACGTGGATTGGGTTGAACATGGCATTAGTCAAACTTGAACTTCCAGCAGGCGTTTACAGCCACGGCACTGATTACCAGTCGTCTGGTCGTTGGCACGACTCAAACCTAGTTCGCTGGGAGGGCAAGTCAATCCGTCCTATTGGTGGCTGGCAGGTTCGCAAGCCTACGGCCACAGCAGAGCCTCCACGCGGCGCGCTGTTATGGCTGGACAACGATTACGACCCGCACATTGCTATGGGTGACGCCAATGCTTTGTACGCGATTACGTCTGGCGGTACGGTCACAGACATTACGCCGACTGCTGGCTTGGCTGTTGGCTATGCTGACGCGACCGAGATTGTCGGTTATGGCGGTAAAGTGTATGGCACTGCGTTCTATGGCATCCAACGCCCAACTGATGGCGTGTTGGCTGATGCGACAACTTGGTCAATGCACAACTGGGGTGAGTACCTGATTGCCTGTAACTCAAGCGACCAAACCATATACGAATACACGCTGACTGGTGTTGCCGAGCCTGTTGCCAACGCACCAAGTGCTACATCAACAATAGTTACATCAGAGCGGTTCTTATTTGCTTTGGGTGCTGGTGGCATACCCCGCAAGGTGCAGTGGTGCGACCGTGAAAACAACACGGCTTGGACGCCTGCGGCAACCAACGAGGCTGGCGACATTGAGTTGCAGACAAACGGCGAGTTGATGGGTGGCTTGCAGGTACGTGGGCGCACACTGCTGTTAACAACTACTGATGCACACATTGCCACATACAACGGCCCACCTACCGTGTACGGCTTTGAGCGCGTTGGTACAGCCTGCGGCACTATCTCACGTCTCTCAAGCGTTGCTGTGTCTGAGGGCGCATTCTGGATGGGTCAGGCTGGATTCTTTTACTTTAATGGTTCGTCTGTTGAGCCAATTAAGTGCGATGTACATGACCGGATCTTTGATGACATCAACCGTCAGCAACAGTCAAAGGTCACAGTTACTCACAACAGCAAGTACAACGAGGTGTGGTGGTTCTACCCGTCCGAAGCATCTGTTGAGAACAACCGTTACGTTGCCTACGACTACAAAGAAAACATTTGGCACATTGGCGCAATGGACAGAACGTCTGCCTGTGATGCTGGTGTGTTCACCACGCCTGTGTGGTTTGATTCAAGCGGCAACGTTTACAACCATGACCTTGGTCACTCATATGACGGCGCTACGCCATTTGTTGAGAGTGGCCCGATGAACATCGGCAACGGCGACAACGTAATGCACGTCACGCAGATGATCCCTGATGAGCAGACGCAGGGCGACGTTACGGCTATCTTTAAGACTAGGTTCTACCCAAACAGCGAAGAGCGCTCATACGGCCCTTATTCAATGACAAACCCAACATCGCTACGCATGACTGGTCGTCAGGTTCGCGTCAGGCTAACAGGCACTGAGTTAACAAGTTGGCGGATAGGCACAATGCGTATTGATGTAACGCAAGGTGGTAAGAGATGAGCGCAACGCCTCCAGCGCCATTAGGCCCGGATTGGAAGCCTTGGGGTGAGCGCTTGGTTAGCTATATGACCCGTGTGCGGTCTCAGTTGGCTACGTTTGTAACAGGCGACAAGGTCACTGAAGACGGCATTCTGCTGTGGGATCGTGAGGGCTACCCTGTTGTGTCTAAAGACGGCGAGTTCCGTCAAATCATCCTTGCTGATGGCTACGCACAACTTATCAGAACGGCTACTCAGCAGGCGGCTACCGCCAACACCGCATACGGTATTGCATGGGACACAATGGTGTTTGGCGACGGCATAACGCTTGACCCAACTGACAACACAAAGATTGTTTTCCCGGAGGACGGCAAGTTTATACTGTCGTTTTCTGCCGAGTTAAAATCAAGTTCTAGCAACTCCAAAAGCATTTGGATATGGCCGCGAATAAATGGTGTAGACACCAACGGCACGACCATGAAGACCACTTTGGACACTAATAACCAAGACATTGTTGTCAGCAGGACGGCGATATTTGAGATGCAGGCTGGGCAGTACTTGCAGGCTATGTTTGCCGTAGACGACGTAAACATCTGGATTGATGCGCCAGCGGCGACAGCGTTTGCCCCATCAGCACCAGCGGCAACCCTGTCAATCACAAGATATATGCAATGACACTGGACGAAGAACTTGAGCAATGCAGACCTTGGATTGAGGCGGCGTTAAAACTTTCTGGTGGTACGCACCTATTCCAAGATGTAGTTGAATGTGTTAAACTGGGGACAATGCAGTTGTGGAATGCACCAAAAGGCTGTATGGTTACAGAAATATTGGACTACCCGCGCAAAAAGGTGTTCCATGTATTTCTTGCAGGCGGCGACCTTGAGCAAATCAAAGACTTTAGCGACTCGATGATTTTCTTTGCCAAGGCAAATGGATGCTCTGCAATGACCCTTGCTGGACGTAGGGGGTGGATTAAGGCTCTGGATGACTTGGGTTGGACAGAACGTTTTACAACTATGGGCGTGGAGATTTAAATATGAGTAGCAAAGGCGGTAGCAATACAACCGTTCAAAAGCAAGAACTTCCAGCGTGGCTGGATCAGGCGGCTCAAGATAACTTGGCTCAGGCTAAGATTGCTGGACAAATCGGTTATATGCCGTATTACGGCCCTGAAATAGCTGGTCTATCCCCACAGCAGACTCAGTCCATGCAAAACACGTTTAACGCCCAACAAGCGTTCGGCATGGTTCCACAAGGCGCTGAATTTAGCACGGGGCTACCAGAGGCACAGCAATATGCTGGTGGCGTATCTGGTTACAGTTCTGGTGGTTTATTTGACCAAGCATTGGCAGAACTAAGGGCGCGTCAGCCAGACATTGCGGCTCAGTACGATAAGTTCTACAGCGGTCGGGGGTAAGTTATGCCTTGGTATCAGCCAAACAGCAACCCGCTTGAGAGTTACGCTCTCAACAACATGATTGACCCACAAGCAAGCGCGTTTCAGCAGGTTGCTCAGGTTGCTTTTAGTCCAGTTAGCACAGATCGGAAG